CATCATAGCACTTTGGAGGAGGAGTGCAAACTCCTCTGGCGGGATTCCAACCCCGCCCACCAGCCCTTCGTCAGAAGGGTGGTGCCCACCTCAGGTTTATGCTAACGCCTGAGGGCCGTCCGCTTCGCGTCAAATGGTCGCTCGCAATGTCGGTGTTTCCGACAGTGCTAACGAGACATTTGAGTAGGGCTCTCGATCCATCGAGTCCATTGTGAGGACTCTTGGATCGGACTACGAACCCCCGAACCACGGGGGAGTGGTAGTCAGGATGCATTTTGTCGATCTGATAAAGACCAGACTCATGTATCCGCCCTAGGACTGGGCTGTCCTCGGTGACCCACGGAAAGTATCGAAGGATACCTTCCAACAGATCATCGAGTTCAGCTGTGACCTTCCTTAGTCCCCTCTTGTAGAGGAGATTTCGGGTGGCCACGATCGAAACGATCTCGTCCGCGTCGCGCCGTGATGCAGGGAGTTTCTTTCTGAACTTGACCACTGAAACATCGTGGCCAAGCCAGTACTCCTTGCCGCAAGACTCTCTGAACTCACCAGTCCAGAAAGACTTGTCGCTGTTTACTTTGAACCCGAAGGTCCAAAGCCAGCGCATCACGGTTTCGGCACAGTCCGTGGGGACAATAATGTCATCCCCATAGACGCGCACCTTGCCCCGTAGTCGTTTCAACGACCGTGGGGATGGTGATGAGCCTTGATGCTCCAACACTGCCGTCAAGACAATGGCGCAAAACACCATTGCCTCGATTGGGAATGTCAGAGCAGAGCCCATTGACGCATACTTCTGGAGAGCTTTCAAGTCTCCAGAAGGGAGCTTGACTCGTCGTGTTCGTACGGCCTCCACTGCTTCAGAGAAGTAGGGGAAGTCCTCGAACAGAGCTTCGACGAGCCAGTTCGCGACAGAGTCACTTGCATCACTAAGATCTAGTGTTGCAAGATGTCCATCTCGTGAGCCTATCCGAGCCATTTCCTGGTTAGGGATCTGGTCGGAGAAGCCGACGAACGATCTCGAGGTGTGACTGGACTCAAGAAAGTCGACAAGCGGTTGCAAAACCGCCTGCTGCATGTATTGCATGCACGTCGGCTCCTCAGCGATAAGCCGAGGTTTTGTCGCCGTCTTCGGAACAGGTACCAATTTGCTCGGTACCTCCTCCATGGGCTGCAACACCTTGATGTGATGTCTGTCTTCCCAGAACCTCTCGTTCACCATTCCGTATATTTCAACGGGAAACAATGGTTGAAGACGAGAGGTCCAGGTCGGCAGATTCCACTTCTGATTGCCTTTGAGGCCATCAGCTGTGGCACCCGGTCCGTGCTTCGGCATGAGGTTGAATCGAAAGATCTCACTCTCAACCTTCCTCAGGGAAGAGCCAAAGCACAAACCGATCACCCGTCGGACTTTAGCGAGGTCCCCACCTTCGAAAAGAAGGAGACCTCGCTCGTCCGTAAAGGGAGAGTCATGGTGTCGTCAAGAAGCACGTACTTCTCGATAGCTGCATCGATGAGATCATCAGAACACATGTCGTGTTCCTTCGAGAACATCAAGCAGAGCTGACGCATGGCGAAGATGGCTGTTGCCATCCTCGCGACGTCAGCTTCATCGGAAGTACTCCTCATCAGAGGATAGGGACCACCAGAATCAACTAAGTCCTGGTAGGCCCCATCGCTCATCACCGGCAACGAATCGAACACGATGTCCATGAAGCCTCCGAGGAAACTCGGGGCTCCATGCGCGGCCCATTTCTTCACCTTGGAACCAGCCTCGTCGTATTGGACAGTAATGTCCATACGTCGACGCGTCCAAGAGGAGAAGAGCCACGTTGGGATCGCACCTGCATCGAGGGACCTTTCCAGATCCTTCGCGTAGGTGGGAAGAGTCTTCGTGAAAAAAGACTCTCCTTCGTTTTCGATTCGCCTCAAGACAGTGATACTGTCTCGAGTGGTGCTGACCGAGCAAAGTGCACCGAGTTCATCGAGTGCACTGAGCCAGATCTCACATCGGCTTTTCATTCCAGCTCCTTCATTGGAGTTGTGGAAGTCCTGCCATGTAGTAACACCTAGGTACCAGTACTGGGACAAAGAATGCCCAGTACCAGACCTTTCGTCTAGACCTCACCGTTGAGCAGCTTGTCGCGATTGGCCTGAATGGCCAACCAATCGGCAACTGCCTGAAGGTGATCTTCACGCTCAACGAGGGTGTACCCAAGGCTTGGGTAGTCCGCGATGAGCTTGATGGAACCGGAAACCGGACGGCTTACCCCTGAAACCAGGGGGTCGGCTGCCAGCTTCTCGTGGTCGAGACGCACTCCCGTGATCTGACGTCGCGCCTTCGTTTCCGACTGCGTGAGCGTCACGCGAAGCCCTTCCGAAATATTCCGGAAGACTCCGCGACCGCCGGTGCCATCGACCCGTGTTAGGGTCTTAGCAACGGCGTTGAGAGTGAGAGTGATGGTGTTGTCGAACATGACGTGTGACTTTCTGGCGGAGCCCTCCCCTTCTGGGGAGGGCTGGTGAGTGACAGACTGGATTGCCTGTCATTTGCCCAGGGTTAATCCCAGGGCCGCAAGGATGCTGAGTTGTTTGGGACTCAAATCTGTCCCTAGCAACCCAAAGCCGAACGGTGTGGACTTTCGACGTCGAAGCCGCGTTTTAGTAACGCTGCTGTAGACGCCAGCCGCTTGAAGTATGCCCGACGCATTTCTGAGTTGGCCATACCAATGGTACTCATCCTCGACTTTCGTCGTAGACATGATGTACCCGAACGGCATGACTAGACCATCCTTCATGAAGGCATCCAGATTACTCAGGATACCTCCGATCGGGATGAAATAGTCGACAGCCCAGGAGAATGGGACAAGCTCCCACCCAGTAGACACGCCGGGAACGACGCCGTAAAGGCGATCGAGCTCGGCCATGCGCTCAGGAAACGCACCCTTTGGGATGCTGTACTTGAACGCTCCCGCGAACCAATATTCTTGGGTCGTGGTTGTCTTCTTGGTGAGACGTCCGCCTGGACACTGCTGAAAACTCAGCGCGTGTCCGAGCCCATACGGGAACTGATTCTCAGACTTGACGATTGTTACGTCAACCTGAGGCTCAAAGCGGAACTCTCTCCGAATGACCTTCTCGGAATCTCTTTGATACTGCCGAATGATCGCATCGCGACCTTCGATAGCCTCTCGGAGATCCTTGAAGTCGGAGAGCGTGGGTGCGATACCGAACTGATAGTTCAGGTATTCGCCTGGCAAACTACCACTCTGACCGGGGACTGAGAAGAACTTTCTCTCTGACCACAACTCTGCAAGAGACGTGGCCAGGTCCACAGTCGGATTGGTCGGCTTGACCGCGTCGATGGCCTTAGTACCCATAGCGTCCATTGTAAGGGCGTTTGGGCCTTGGGGGCATCGAACCGGGTTGGAGAGATAACTGGAGATCTGGGACTCTGTTTGGAGTCCGTTGATCGCAGTTATTAAACTCCCAACCTCTTGGTTAGCCGTTAGGAACGACGTTGTTTCTGTGTTCCATGCCAGTCTTGGCGGAGCGCCATAGTACCCGTAAAGGTACCTGCTCTGCCAATGAACCCCGGGATTCTCGATCTTGATTTTCCAAGATTCGAATTCTCCTCCCGTGTCCTTGTGACCATCCGACTTTTTGTAGCCGGGGTGGTCCTCCGAAAACGTCATCTGAACCTCTGCAGGAATCTTCCAGAAGATCGGTGCCGCAGCAGTGTTGTAGTTGGAACGAGTGGATTTCCCAGTCATTCCTTGTACAACACGTGTCCGTTGCACATATCCCATGGTCGACTCCCTTCAAAGTGATGATGACATTTCCACCGCACAGAGAGAAGGCGATGCTTGCGAAGCATCACCGGG